ATGAACAGAACCGAAATACCCCGCGACAACAACGTCCGCTGGGAGTGGATCAAATACCAGCTCCGCGCCAGGGGTTCGTCCCTGGCCGAGGTGGCCCGCTCCCTCGACGTATCCAGCCCGGCAGTCAAAAACGCCAAGCTGAATCCCTACCCTCGGGTAGAGCGCGCCATCGCCGCTGTGCTCGACCTCAGCCCCCTGGTGCTGTGGCCTGAGCGCTGGCTCGACGACGAGAATCCGAAGCGGCAACGGCCCAATCGTTCGGAAACCCTCAAGGCATATGACAGTGTCATATGCCGATCCGGGAAAAATAACAGATACGCTGACCAAGCGCAGCGTAAAGCCGACGCGGGGGCTTGAACATGGCCCGCCGCAAAGACGACCGCACCCTGGACATCTTCGATGTTCCGCAGCCAGCTCGCGCTATACCCGGTGAGTGCAACTACGCCGCCCAGGTCAGCGAGCTGGTCAGCGAAATACTGAAGGCCGCCAACCTCGACCGTTACGAGATTGCCGCCCGCATGTCGCGCCTTTCCGGCGATGACGTGAGCAAGAACATGCTCGACGCCTGGTCGAGTCCCGCCCGAGTTGATCACAACTTGCCTTTCTACCGCGCCGCCCTCCTGGAAGACGTCTGCGCGAGCCACCTGCTGACCAACTGGCTGGTCGATGTGCGGGGTGGCCGCGTGGCCTATGGCCGAGACGCACTGCTCGCCGAACTGGGCCGCCTGGAGCGGACCCGCGAGGAAGCGGGTCGGCAGGCGCGTGAGCTGAAACGAATCCTGGGGGAGCCGTGATGACAAACACCGACCTCAAACCGCTGCTCGACAACCTGCGGAACGCCACCGAGTTCTGGAACCTAGTCAAAGAGGCCAGCGCTACGGACGAAAGCACCGTTCACAACCGTTCCTATCGGGACGCACTCGACTGGCTCGAATCGGCGGCCTTGGCCCTCGGTGACGCCCTGATCGCCCAGCGCAAAGCTGTCGGGGGCGACCATGAGTGAATGGTTCTCTGCCCAAGAGCTTGCAGGGTTGCCAGGGGTTCCCGGAACCGCGCGAAACGTCAAAGCAATGGCCGAGCGTAAGTCGTGGAGTGGACGGCGCCGCGTCGGCACCAAGGCTATCGAGTACCACGTTTCGGCCCTGCCGAAGGAAACCCGCGCCGCACTGCTGAACGCCGCCCTGGGCGAGGTGGCCACCAAGGTGGTCCGCCAGGAGACGCAACTGGCCCTGGTCGAAACCAACCGCCAGCAGCTGGTCGCCGATGCCCGCCAGGGGGTGCTGCACGCCCTGGACCTGATGATGGCCCGCACCGGCTACAGCCGGAAACGCTCCATCACCCTGATGCTGGACATGGCGCGCCTCGGCCAGGTCGAGCCGCAACTGCTCGCCATGCTCAAGATGGCCCGCGATCCTCGCGGCCGCCCGAGCGCGGATGGCCTGCCGAGCGTGCGCAGCCTGGAGCGCTTCCTGGACCAGGCCGAGCGTGGCGCCCTGGTGCCGAAGGTCCGCCGCCCGGACATGAGCGTTCCCGACTGGGCGCCGGCATTCATGACGATCTACCAGGGGCCGGAGAAGCGCAGCGCCCGCGCTGCCCATGCACTGCTTGAGAAGCACTGGCAGGGGCAAATGCCCAGCCTGGATCAGGTCTATGCATTCCTGCGCAAGGTGGGCAACGTCAGCCGCGAGGTCGGGCGCATGGGTGAGCATGAAATCAAGGCGCTGCGCCCGTTCATTCGCCGCGACTTCAGCAAGCTGCTCCCGACCGACGTCTATTCCTGCGACGGCCACACGTTCGACGCCGAGGTCCAGCACCCGATGCACGGCCGGCCCTTCCGGCCGGAAATCACCACCATTATCGACATCCGTACCCGTCGAATTCCGGGATGGTCCACCGGCCTGGCCGAGTCGGCCCTGGTGGTTGTCGATGCCCTGCGCGACGCCTGCACCAAGGGCGGCATTCCGGCCATCTTCTACGTGGACAACGGCTCGGGCTACATCAACCACATGATGCGCGACGAGGCGGTCGGCCTTATGGGCCGCCTGGGCATCGATATGAAGAACAGCCTGCCCTACAACAGCCAGGCGCGGGGCGTGATTGAGCGCGTCCACCAGAGCCTGTGGATTCGGGCCGCCAAGGAACTGCCCGGCTACATCGGCGCCGACATGGACCGCCAGGCCAAGCTGGCCACCTTCAAGCTGACTCGCCGGGCCATTGCCAAGGGCGGCACCATGCCGCTGATGTCTTGGGAATCTTTTGTCGCGTTCTGCGAACAGCAGATTGCCGAGTACAACGACCGGCCGCACAGCAGCTTGCCGCGCATCGTTGACCCGAACACCGGTCGCCGCCGGCACATGACCCCCAACGAAGCGTGGGCGCTGCACGAAGCCGATGGCTTCAGCCCGATGCGGGTCACCGACGACGAGGCCCGGCCGCTGTTCCGACCCCAGGTGCTGCGCACCGTCCGCCGCTGCGAACTGGAGTTCATCGGCAACCGCTACTTCGCCCGCGAGCTGGAGGAATTCCACGGCGACCAGGTGGCCGTGGGCTACGACATCCACGACGCCAGCAAGGTGTGGGTCTACGACGGCGAGGGCCGCTTCCTTTGCACCGCAGAGCTGAACGGCAACAGCCGCGACTACATGCCGGCTTCGTATGTCGAGCGTGCCCGCGAGAAACGCGCAGAGGCCCGCGAGAAGCGCGCCCTGGCTCACCTCGACGAGATTCGCGCCGAGCGTGACGGCGGGTATGCCCTGGAAATGGATGCGCCGCTGTCCATCCCCGGCCTCGGCACGATCACCCCTGAGCAACTCCGGTCGCGCAGCGCCGCGACCCTCGAAATGCAGGCCGAACGGATCGACGAACCGCGCCCGGCCGCAGCCACCGCCCAAGCCACCACCGCCCAGGTCTTCACCCTGCCGACCGCTCCCGCCCAGCGCTACCGGCAGTGGTGCGAGCTGGCCGAGCGGCAGCGCTCCGGCCAACCCATCGAGCCGGACGCCGCCCAGTGGTTCGAGGTTTACCCCAAATCCAAAGAATTCGCCGCCCAGCAGCGGCAAGCATGAAAGGAGCTGTATTCATGACCACCCCGAAAACCACCCAACTGGCCAGCGGCATGGCCGACATCGCCAACATCGCCCTTTGCGATATCGCCCTGGAGAAAGCGCTGTCGCGTACCTCAACCTTGCCCGGCCTGGTCTGCTTCTACGGCCCGTCCGGCTTCGGCAAATCCGTTTCGGCCGCCTGGGTCGCCAATCGCCGCCGCGCCTACTACGTCCAAGCCAAAAGCGTCTGGACCCGCAAGCACACGCTGAAGTCGATCCTGGGGGAAATGGGCATCAAGCCGGCCGGGACCATCCCGGAAATGGCCGACCAGATCGCCGAGGAACTGGCCGCCAGCGGCCGCCCGCTGATCATCGACGAAATGGACCATCTGGTCGCCGCTGGCCAGGTCGAACTGATTCGTGATCTGTACGAGTCCAGCCAAGCCTCCATCTTGCTGATCGGCGAGGAAATGCTGCCGACCAAGCTCAAGAAGTACGAACGCTTCCATGGCCGCGTTCTCAGCTGGGTTCCGGCCCAGCCAGTGTCCCTGGAAGACGCCCGCAACCTGGCGCCGGTCTACAGCCCTGGAGTGGCTATCGCTGACGATCTGCTCGCGCACCTGGTGAAGAAATCCCTGGGCTCTGTCCGTCGCGTCGCGGTGAACCTGGAGCAGTTGGCCGAGGCCGCCACCGTTCAGGGCCGGCGCGAGCTGGAACTGGCCGATCTCCAGCGCCTGAACCTGGAGCTGTATACCGGCGCGGCCCCGAACCCGAGGACTTCGAAATGAGCCTCGGCAAGAACCCGGCTCACCTCTGCATGGTCGGGGGCAAGAGCCCCCGCCAGCAGATGTGGGAAGTCATCCGGGCCAACCGCGAAGAGTTCACCGTCTACCGTGTGGCGCGCCGGTCCAATCAGCACGACAAGACCGTCGAGAAGTATGTCGCCTGCCTGCGCCTGGGCGGCTACGTCGAGGCGATTCGCGGATTCAAGCGCGGCGAAGAGGTCGTTTTCCAGCTGGTCCGCGACAACGGCGTCGAGGCACCGAACCTGAACGCCGATGGCAAGCCATCCCAGCAGGGATACACCACCGAGGCGGTCTGGCGGACGTTGCGCATCCTCGGTCCAGCGACCCCGGAGCAGATCGCCGCATCGGTGGCGGCCTCGGGCACGCCCGTGTCGCCCAGCACCGTTCAGCGCTACTTCATCGACCTCCAAAACGCCGGATACCTGACCCGCAACGGCCGTCACTACGCCCTCAAGCCGGGCCGCTACACCGGTCCACGGCCGCCCATTGTCCAGCGCGAGACGCGCCGTCAGGTCTACGACCCGAACCTGGATCAGGTCATGTGGAGTTCGCACGGCGAGTACCAACACAACCGGAGTCGTTCGCGGGGCGCTGCCCAGGCTGGCGTGGCGGATACCGAAGAGAACAACGAATCAGGCGGCTGAGGCCCTGATGAAGACGGTGCCGAGGGGTGGCCGCCCCTCGACACCTACCACCACCCGGAAGGAGAGGAGCCATGCAAATGCATGCACAGCAAGGCGGTAGCGCCGCGAAGGCTAGCACAAGCCACTTTCGCGGCACTACGAACATTGAGGAGTACATCCGCGACATGGCGAGCCGTGGGTTCAGTCGTCGGGCCGTGAGTAAGGCCCTGGGTATGCAGTCGCGGAAGTTCAAGGAACTCCTGGAACTCCTGCCAGAAATGGACTGGGTGCCTCCTTGTCAGTCGTGGGACCGCCTGCGCGCTGACCAGGAGAAGAAGGGACGCAAGTGTCCGATGACAGAGGGGCGTCTGCGCTCGATTGTCGCGGCGAGGCGCGCCGCGAGGGCAAAACACACCCGCTACACCGCGTTTGGTGTAACAGCCACCTTGCCGGAGCTGGTGAGCCAGTTCGGCCAGGTCACCGCCGCCACCGTGCGCATGCGGTTGGCCAAGGGAATGCCTCTGGAGCAGGCCCTTGCCTCCGTGCGCAGCGATCCTTGTGGAAGGAAGATCGCTGATAGCCATCCCTGGAAACAGGAGGCGCACCGGGGGGCTATCAATCACCTTGAGCGTCAAACCGCTGCAATGCAGGAACGCGTTCAGGGGGAGCGCCTGGACCGAGCGGCCTCACTGCTGAGCCAGGAGGTGCCGCCATGCGCCGAACACTGATCCCCATCGGCATCTTCCTGGCCCTCGGCCTGCTGCTGATCCTGGCCGGTGATGCCCTGATGCTCGGCCGCCGCCTCATTGCCTGGCAGTGGGGGTGCTGATGGAACGCGCAATCGATCTGTCGGCCTGGGGCGAGCGTCCGCCTATCTTCGTCCAGTTGCTGGCCGCCGAGGTGGCCCGCAGCAGCCAGACGAAGGCCGGCGAGGCAATCGGCATGAGCCGTTCGACCGTCAGCACCATCCTCGCCAACCGCTACCCGTCGCCCTCGACGATCCGCGTCGAGCGCCGCGTCCTGGCCGCGCTGAGCCGTATTGAGTGCCCGGCCTTGGGCGAGGCGGTGACCTCGGTCGAGTGTAGCGAGTACTTCCAGAGGCCGGCGCCGCTGAACAACCCCGTCGCGATGCGCTGCTGGAAAGCGTGCCGCGCCTGTCCACGCAACCCGCATACCGCCCCCATGAAACGAGAGGAACAAGGCCATGAGAACCGCATTGCCCTTGAAAGTCTTGACGCCTGACTTGGCCCGGAGCCTGCGCACCTTCAACAACGCCGCCCGGCTGCTCCAGCGTATGGGGGTTCGCCTTCATCGCCTGGAGCCGACAGAGGGGCGCGTGACCATCGCCGCAGATGACGCCCGCCAGCTCCTGGAGAAAGGCTACCTGATGGGCTTCCAGCGCGACGCCTCGGCCGGCAGCACCCGTTACATCACCCGCTTCCAGGGCATCACCCTGGCCTGGAGCGAACCGATCAGCTACCGCGACTTCGCCGGCAGCAACCCCGTAATTCACTGAACAGGAGAACGCCAACATGGCACCGAAGAAACGTCTGAAATCCGCTGCCGCCGTCTACGTCCCGCAGACCCGCGAACAGGTCATCAGCGATATCAAGAACATCGGCGACCTCCAGCGCGAGCTGGCCCGTCTGGAAACCGCAATGAACGATGAAATCGGTCAGATCACCGAGCGCTATTCGGAGCCGGCCGAAGACCTGAAGAAGCGTCTGGCGGTCCTCCAGGGCGGAGTCCAGTCCTGGTGCGAGGCCAACCGTGCCGAGCTGACCGACAACAACAAGGTCAAGTACGCGAACCTCACCACCGGCGAGGTCCAGTGGCGCATCCGTCCCCCGTCCGTGACTGTGCGCGGCGCCGATGCGGTCCTGGAGCTGCTGCGCAGCAAAGGGCTTATCCGCTTCATCCGCACCAAGGAAGAGGTGAACAAGGAAGCGATCCTCAACGAACCCGAGGCCGTCCAGGGGCTTCCGGGGCTGACCGTGAACTCCGGCATCGAAGACTTCGCCATCGTGCCTTTCGAAGCGGAGGTGCAGTGACATGGCCGACACCATCGCTTTCTGCTGGGCCTCTGGCTTGATCCAGTTCGGTGACCAGGTGCCCGACGGTGCAATCGAGATCGCCCGTGGGGACGACCAGGTCGTTCGCGAAATCATCGAAGTCACCTCGCGCCACGCCTACGACGGCAAGTCGCTCCTGGTGCCCGGCATACCCGAGGCAAAAAACCAGGCGGAAGGCATTGACGCCCTCGAAAGGTTCGTTCGCTGGATCGCCTCGCACAACAGCGAGTCGTTCCGGGCTTTCATGGGAGACGTGTGACATGCCTACCAACGTGGAGCTTGTAACCCGCTTGATGGAGTACCCCAAAAGCGGACCGCTGATGCAAGCAATGGTCCTCCAAGCCTTGGATCAGTTCGCTTGCATGGTACTGGCTTCGGAGCCGGGGTCGCTCGAAAGCCCCATGGTTTCCGAGGCGTCCTGGCGCGCCTGCGCTGAGGAAATCCGGGAAAGCCTATCTAGCCACATGCGTCGGGAGGCATGACATGACCAAGACGTTCGCCATGTGCCGCATCGACGGCCTGATCGAGCTGCGGGAGGAACACCCAGGCGAGGGCTACTTCGCCCTTGCCGTGGGCGAGCTGGCCAGCGTGCGGGCGGCGGTCTTTGCAACCGCTGAGCCGCACCAGGTGGGCCAGAAAGTCGCCCGGCGCGTGCCGGGTGTGAGCCCCGAGGCCACCGACCGCGAGAACCTGGGTTCCATCGCCCGCTACATCCAGACCCTGGGCCAGCAGGATCGGCCCGGCTTCCGTGCGCTGGGGGTGTGAAATGCAGCAGTCCAACCCCTTCAATCACCCCGGACAGAGCTACGGCGCCGTAGACGTCGATAGCCGTCTCCGCGCCGTTGCCGGCTTCGACCTGGAGCAATGCCGCGCTGCGCTCTCGGTCACCGGCCTCCAGAAGATCGTCGAGAAGAAAGTTCGCACCCGCATCCGCCAGCTGGAAAAGCAGGCATCCGCACAGAAGGAGGCATAACCATGGCCCATTACACCATCACCATCAGCGACACCGAGGGCGGCGTCCTCTTCGGCATGAAAGGCCCGCAGTTGCACGATTCCGAAGCTTCGAAACTGGCCTATGCCCTCATGGAGGCCTCGAAGTCCATTGGCCGGGAACTCGCCAAGCTGAACGGAGCTGGTAACGGCGTTTCCTGCGCCTGCGACGAGTGCCTGGCACGCCGCGCTCGCGGCGAGGAACCGGAGCAGGAAATCCACTACATCAAGGACAAGAACCGCACCGTCCATTGAGCGAAACCGCCCCGGCCTGGCCGGGACGGTCTGCCGGACGTGGTGGTCCGGTACTGATGAGCAGCCACCCATGACGAACGAAACCAAGACAGACCGCCAGCGCCGCCTGGCGCGGGAACGCCAACGGGCGAAGCGCGAGCGCGATGCCCTGCGCCGCGCTGCGCTGGGCGGCCGCCGCTTCAACATGGACATGTACCAGGGAACGGCTGATGCACTCGATCTGATCTGCGCGGCCGGGGGCTTCGCCGAGCCGGCCGAGGCGGTCACTTTGCTCCTACACAACGTTGCCGAAATTGCTGAGCGTGACGTGTCACGTTTTGCCGAATTGATCCAAAAGAGAAGCCATCCAGGGAGGACCAAGCGATGAGCCTACGCGCCGTCAATCTCGCAAAAATCCATATCGCCAAGGCCCAGCTGGGCATGGACGATGACACCTATCGCGCATTGCTGGCTCGCGTCGCGGGCGTGCGCTCGGCCAAGGACCTAGGGCCGCGCCAGATCGACCACGTACTGGTCGAACTCCAGCGCCTGGGCTGGAAACCGAAGAGCAACCGGCAGGGCCGGGCGACGCCAAAAGTGCCTCAAAACCGGCAAACCGTGCTGCGTAAAATCACCGCGCTCCTGGCCAGCGCCCATCGCCCCTGGAGCTACGCCGACCACATGGCCCGGCGCATGTTCCAGGTCGAGCGGGTCGAGTGGCTGGACGACAGCCAGCTCTACCGGCTGATGCAGGCGCTTATCATCGATAGGAGCCGCCATGGCCAGGTCTGAGGTGGATCTTCGGGAGGTCCAGGACATGCTGCCGGATACCGTCCGCGACATGGCCGGACGCATCGGCCTGCCGGCCACCCTGGTGGTGGTCGAGCAGCTCGGCGGCACCTCCTGGCGGATAGCCGAGGGCCGGGCGCGTAGGGGCGAAGCGCGCCGGGCTGCGCTGGCCGAGCTGGTGGGCAGCGAGATCGAGGAGCAGCTCCACACGCACTATCGGGGCGAAGAAATTTACGTGGCTCGCTGCCACAAGGCACTGGTACGGTGGCGCGACCTGGAGATCGTCGAGCGCTTCGAACAGGGCTTGCGTGATGGGCAAACCGCCCGTAGCCTGCTCAGCGATCTTGCCCGCCAGTACAACCTGTCCGACCGCTGGATATGGGAGATTGTCAACCGGCCGAGCGAGCCGGCACCGCAGCAATCCACCCTGTTCCACTAAGCCGGGGCGCAACGCCCCGGCCGGCGTCTCCGCGCCGATCCTGTCTCAGCCGTTGAACCCCTTCCGCTAATCCCGCGTCGCACTCGCCGCCACGATGGCGGCATGAGCACATCTAGCCCCCCAACGTCTCTACGCAGCCCCCGCGACTACGCCGCCGCCATCCTGGCCGAGCCCAGCCGCGAGCGTCGTAACGCTCTGCTGGAAGCCTGCCCTGTCAACTGGCAGCCGCTCGTTCGGGCGCACGTCGAGGACGCCTTCGCGAAGGTCAAGGCGTATAGCCAGATGATGGACAACCGCGCCGAGTCGATCCGGCGCGGCCCGCCTCCTGCTCCCCGCGTCACCGACACCGACACCGATTTCCGCATATCCAACTACACCAAGTCCGCCCCGGAGGTAGGCAATGCGCACCTATCCGCAATTCGGGCAGCGCTCGCAACGGAAGCACCAAATGCCTGATCCCGCATCCACCTCGGCCGGCAGCGCCGCGCTGCTGAAAATGTTCGGCATCCACATAAGCGCGGGCGCCCTGGCTGCCGCCCTGGGCTTCCTGGTCCTGTGGCCCCGAACCATGAAAGAGGGGTTCGCCCGGCTGTTCTGCACCATCGTCGCGTCCAGCGTCTTCGGCCCAATCCTGGTGGTTTACCTGCACTCCAACCGCCCCGAGCTGTTCGAGTCGGCCCAGGTGGTGGCCGGGCTCTACCAGCTGGAGCCAGCGGTCGGCCTGCTGTTCGTTTCCGCTCCGCTCCTGGTGATTGCCGGTCTGCCCGCCTGGTGGCTGATCGGGGCGGCCCTGCGCCTGTTTGAGCGGGACGGCGATTCATGGCTGGGCGCGTTCGCCCAGTGGGTAAAACGCAAACTGGAGAACAACTGATGGCCCTTCAACCTCGCGGCATCCGCAACAACAACCCCGGCAACATCGTTTGGTCGGCACGCAACAACTGGCAGGGTCAACTCCCCCACGACCCGCAGATCGAACCGCGCTTCTGTCGTTTCGACACGGCGCATAACGGCACCCGCGCATTGGCCAAGCTGCTGCTGAACTACCGCAAGGTCTATGGCCTGCGCACCGTCGAATCGCTGATCGCACGCTGGGCGCCGTCGAACGAGAACAACACCCGCGCGTATGCCTCGGCCGTGGCCCGAGCGATGGGAGTTCCGCCGCAGGCCAGCCTGCACCTGGACCAGGCCACCCTGGTCGCTCTGGTGACCGCCATCATTCACCAGGAAAACGGGCAGCAGCCCTACAGCGCCGAGCAGATCGCCCAGGCCGTGCGGGAGGTGCTGTGATGCAGCGCCCCAGCGGAATCAGCCTCAGCGATCTGTTCGCGATCTGCCGTGAAGACCCGGCCAACCGATGGCTCTGGATACGCCTCTATCTCCGCGACCTGCTGGCCCGCGTCGTGATTCTGGTCTTCATGGCAATTGGTGCCGCAGGCCTCGCCTATGGCCTGGGCGGGGCGTTCGCCTACGGCTTCATGCAGACCGTTGCGTCCTACCAGGTCCAGCTCAGCGTCGAGAAATCGCCATGACCTGGCGCGTCGGCCTGGTTGTCTTTGTGCTCCTGGTGATGGTCTGGACGGCCGGCTGGTGGGGCGGTCGCGAGGCCGGTCTGGCCGATGGGCGCGCCGCCTGCGCTGACGCACAGACCCGCGCATATCGCGACGTCCTGGAGCAATCGGCGGCACAACTGAAGACGGTCCAGGACACCAGCGCGGCTCTTTTCCAGCGCCTGGCCCAGCGGGCCGACAGCGACCAACAAACTACTCGGGAGCTTCGCCATGCCCTGGCCGAAACCGCTGCTGATCGCGCTGCCTGCCGCTTTCCTGCTGGCGTCATGCAGCAGCTCGAAACCGCCCGTCAACGTGCCTCCCAGGCCACTACCGGCGGCCTTCGCTCAACCGTGCCCGACCCCAGTGGCGGTGACTGATGACAGCCCCGATGCCGCCGCAATTGCCCTCAAACAACTCTACGACCAATACGGCGTTTGTGCCGGCCTGCACTGGGACACCGTGCGGCACCTTCAAAAGGACTGATCCGATGACCGAAAAGAAAGCCTCTCCCGAGTTCGAACTGCTGCAACGCATCGACGGCCGCCTGGAGCGCTTCGAGGACCGATTCCCGCAGATCGAACGTAAGGCCGTGCTGTACGGCTCGGCGGCCGGCGCGCTGGCGGGTGGCCTGGTTGCCTGCGGCCTGCTCGCGGCGCGTATCAAGCTCGGTATCTGAGGTAGTCCATGGCGCACCCGAAGGAAACCCGCGACGCCCTGCGCCGCGCCTACGTCCTCGACCGCCAGTCCCTGGAGGTCGCGGCCGCCATGTTCGGCGTCTCCTATGGCACCGCTCGCCGCTGGAAACAGCAGGCGGAAGCCGAGGGGGACGACTGGGACAAGGCGCAATCGGCGCAGTTGCTGGCCGGTGGCGGACTGGAGGACGTGGCGCGCCAGGTGCTGGCCGGCCTGGTGACCCAGTTCCAGGCCACGATGGAAGCCATCCAGGTAGACGCGGACATCAAGCCCGCCGTGAAGGTGCAGCTGCTCGCCAGCCTGGCCGACGCCTACAACAAGACGGTCAGCGCGTCCAAGCGTGTTCTGCCCGAGACATCAGCGCTGGCCACCGCTATGGAGGTGCTCCAGCGCCTGGCCAGCTTCATCCGTGAGCGGTTCCCGCAGCACGCCCAGGCATTCGCCGAGGTGCTGGAGCCGTTTGGAGAAGTGATTGCGAAGGAATTGGGATAGCTCAATAGCCATCCCAATCGGTGCGGCGCCCTGTGGACATAACCATCGTGGCGCTGGTTTCGATCCTTTGAGCCCGAACAGAGGAGCCACATGGATGACACTTCAGAACCTTGTAGTAGCCTTCGTCCCCCGGCTGAAGGATGGTCTTGACCGCCTTCTGATAGCAGTCGGCACATATGTAATGCAGAGGTTCGGTGCCTTGAACCTCTGGCTTTATGCGGTACACAAGTCCACCCGCTTCCGTCTGGTGGAGCTGGTAGCGCTCTTTCTCCTGTTCCCAGCGTTTGAACTGAGCAATTTCGGCTTCCAACTCGCCTATGCGGCGGGTCAACGTCGTCTGATCCGCGTGGGCGCTGTTCAGCTGGGATTGCAGCCCAAGCAGCACGCCGTTCAACTCGACCACCTTGGTCGTTACAGCCGCATCCGTCTTGAGCGTGAGCATGCTCTGCGTAATGTCAGTGGCCGCCTTGATGCCGCCGTAGGCACCAGCAATCCAGTCCATCATGACCAGGTTCCTTCTGGGGAGAAATCGACCCATGAAGGGTAGCACCCGAGACTTCCTGGCGGACATCGCCCAGCTTGCGGGAGAGTTCCGCCGCCAGATCGAGGCCGAGGTCGCAGGCTTCGACCCCGACCCGAAGGCCAGCGCCGTCCGGCGTGAACGGGCTAGCGCGGACTACGAGTATTTCGCCCGTACCTACTTCCCGCACTACGTGAAGCGCGGTAACGCGCTGCTGCACGACTACCTCTACAAGCGGTTACCCGAGCTGGTGGACCACCCGGACGGCCAGCACGAAGCCATTGCGGCGCCGCGTGGTAATGCCAAGTCCACCCTGGTGAGCCAGATATTCGTGATCTGGTGCGTACTCACCGGCCGCAAGCATTACCCCCTGATCATCATGGATGCCTTCGAACAGGCCGCCACGATGTTGGAGGCGATCAAGGCGGAGCTGGAGTTCAACCCGCGCCTGGCCATGGACTTCCCCCAGGGCGCCGGCAAGGGCCGCGTCTGGCAGGTCGGCACCATCGTTACGGCGAACGATGCCAAGGTCCAGGTCTTCGGCTCCGGCAAGCGGATGCGCGGCCTTCGACACGGCCCGCACCGTCCTGACCTGGTGATCGGCGACGACCTGGAGAACGACGAGAACGTCCGCAGCCCGGAGCAGCGCGACAAGCTGGAAAACTGGCTGAAAAAGACCGTGCTGTCCCTCGGCTCGGCCGACGACACCATGGACGTGATCATCATCGGCACCATCCTTCACTACGACTCGGTCCTGTCTCGCCTGCTGAAAAACCCGCTGTGGAAGCGGCGCAAGTTCAAGGCGATCATCGAATGGCCGCACCGCATGGACCTGTGGGAGAAGTGGGAGGAACTGCTGCTCAACTCCGACGACGAGGGCGCCGCCGCTCTGGCCTTCTACCAGGAACGCGCTGCCGCCATGGAGGACGGCGCGATCATCTGCTGGCCAGATGGGCAGCCCCTCTACAAACTCATGGTGAAACGTGCCCGCGATGGGCACTCGGCGTTCGACTCGGAACAGCAGAACGACCCTGTCCAGGGCGAAAACGCCCCCTTCGCCGCCTGCATCACGTTCTGGGTCAACCGCCTGGCGCAATGGATGTTCTACGGCGCGTGTGACCCGTCCCTTGGCAGGCAAGGTACCAGACGCGACCCCAGCGCCATCCTGGTGGGTGGGTTCAATCGGGAAACAGGCGTCCTGGACGTGGTCGAGGCCGGTATCCGCAAGCGCCTGCCGGACAAGATCATCGAGGACATCATCACCATGCAGCGGGCCTATCGCTGCCTAGTCTGGGGCGTCGAGGCGGTCCAATTCCAAGAGTTCCTGCGCACCGAGCTGGTGAAGCGCTCGGCCAAGGCGGGCTGCCCAGTACCTGCCCGAGCGATCACGCCACACGCCGACAAGCTACTGCGCATCGAAAGCCTCCAGCCGCACATGGCCAACGGCCTAATCCGTTTGCATCCAAGCCAGACCGTCCTGGAACAACAGCTGCGCCACTTCCCGGCCGCAGACCACGACGATGGCCCCGACGCCCTGCACATGCTCTGGATGCTCGCGACAACCGGTTTCGCTTCCATGGAGTTCGCCCTGGTAGGCCGGCAAGGGACCGCCAGCTCTGGTGGATTTGACGATTCATTTGACGTAGGTGGCCGCATGGGCGGCGACTGGTAGGAGACGCAACGATGGCCACCATCGTGGATATTTACGGCAACCCCCTGCGAACCCAGCAGCTGCGCAAGCAGCAGACCGCGCACCTGACGGGACTGGCCAAAGAGTTCGCCAACCACCCGGCCAAGGGGCTGACCCCAGCTAAGTTGGCTCGCATCTTGATCGAGGCCGAGCAGGGTCAACTCCAGGCTCAGGCCGAGCTGTTCATGGACATGGAGGAACGCGACGCCCACCTGTTCGCCGAAATGAGCAAGCGCAAGCGCGCTGTCCTCGGCCTGGACTGGACCATCGAGCCGCCGCGCAACGCCTCGGCCGCAGAGAAGGCCGACGCGGAGTATCTCCACGAGCTGCTGCTCGACCTGGAGGGCATTGAAGACCTCATGCTCGATTGCATGGATGGCGTCGGCCACGGCTATAGCGCTATCGAGCTGGACTGGTCCCTCCAGGGACGGGAGTGGCTGCCGCAGGCCTTCGACCACCGGCCTCAGAGCTGGTTTCAACTGAGCCCGGACGACCAGGACGAGCTGCGCCTGCGCGATAACAGCATCGCGGGCGAGGTACTCCAGCCGTTCGGCTGGATCATGCACAAGCCGCGTTCGCGCTCGGGATACGTGGCGCGTAGCGGGTTATTCCGGGTGCTGGCCTGGCCGTACCTGTTCAAGCACTACTCCACGGCCGACCTGGCGGAAATGCTCGAAATCTACGGTCTGCCGATCCGGCTCGGGAAGTACCCGCCCGGCACGCCGGACGAAGAGAAGGTGACCCTGCTGCGGGCCGTGACCGGCCTCGGCCATGCCGCAGCAGGCATCATCCCCGAGAGTATGTCCATCGAGTTCCAGGAAGCGTCGAAAGGCTCGGCCGAGCCGTTCATGGCCATGATGCGCTGGTGCGATGACTCAATGTCGAAGGCCATCCTGGGCGGCACGCTCACCAGCCAGACCAGCGAGTCGGGAGGTGGTGCCTATGCCCTGGGGCAGGTCCATAACGAGGTGCGCCATGACCTTCTGGCGGCGGATGCCCGACAGCTCGCCGCCACGCTGAGCCGCGACCTACTCTGGCCCCTCCTGGTCCTCAACCGCTCCGGCAACCTCGACGCACGCCGCGCCCCCCGCCTGGTGTTCGACCTCAAGGACCGGGCCGACCTGGCCGCCATGGCAACGTCATTACCGCCCCTGGTCAAGCTGGGCGTCCAGGTGCCGGTCAACTGGGTCCAGGAGCAGCTGGGAATCCCGCTGCCAGCCAATGGCGAGGCGGTCCTGGGCGATCAGACCGGCGCAGGCATCGCCCAACTGAGCCGGCGCCCTGGTCCTCGCATCGCCGCGCTGGCCCAGGTGATTGGACCACGCTACCGCGATCAGGAAGCGCTGGACCAGGTGCTGGCCAGCCTGCCGGCCCAGGACATGCAAAACCAGGCCGATAGCCTGGTCGCGCCGCTCCTGGATGTGATCAGCCGCGGAGGTAGCGAGGCAGAGCTGCTCGGCGCGCTGGCCGAGGCATTCCCGGATATGGACGACAGCGCCCTGGCGGATGCCCTCCACCGGCTGCTGTTCGTGGCCGACACCTGGGGCCGGCTCAATGGCACGTTGGATCGGATCGACTGATGGCAACGCCAACCGAGGCCGATCTGCGGGCCATCTTCGCCATGCGGCCGGAGGCCGCCATTGAGTACCTGGAGCGCAAGGGATTCGCCATTACCTGGAACTGGCACGATGTTGACGCGGCCACCCATGCCCGAGCGCTGACGGTGGCCAAGGCGGCACGCCTGGACGTGCTCCAGGACATCCGCGACGCCCTGGTCGATAACCTGGAGCGTGGCGGAACGCTGCGCGACTTCCAGCGCAACCTGCGGCCGATCCTGGAGGCCAAGGGCTGGTGGGGGCGTCAGATAGTGGTTGCGCCGGACGGCGGGGCCGAGGTCGCCCAGCTCGGCAGCCCGCGCCGGCTGGAAACGATCTACCAGACCAACATGCAGTCGGCCTACATGGCCGGGCGCTATGCCGCCGCATACGAGGCCAGGGAAACTCACCCTTACTGGATGTATGTCGCCGTCATGGACAGCGTCACCCGGCCCAGCCATGCGGCGCTACATGGCAAGGTGTTCCGCTGGGACGACCCGATCTGGCAGCACATCATGCCGCCGAATGGCTACAACTGCCGGTGCCGAATCGTTCCGTTGACGGCGGCCGCTGTGCGTCGCCGTGGTCTGACGGTCGAATCCAGCGTCGGCAAGACCGGCCAGGTGACCGTCGAGACGGGCGTAGACAAGCGGACGGGGGAGATTCGGGAACAGACCTTGACCACCCTGGAGACGACCGACCGGGCCGGTCGGAAGATCCAATTTCGCCCCGATGCCGGGTTCGACGGCAGCCCGATACAGAGCGCCCTGATGGACCAGGTGCTGTACAACAAGGCCGAGCGCACCCTGGGAGCGCCTGCCGCCCTCGGCGAGGTCCAGGACGTGCTCCTGGACCCGGTACGCCAGCGCGCCTGGCAAGCGTTTGTGGACCGCTCCACGTCGCCCCAGGGACAGACGATGTCGGTCGGCGTTCTCGATCCGACCGACATCACCTATGCGGCTGCCCAGGGTGCCCAGCTCCAGGCTGGCGTGGTATCGGCCAGCGACACCGTGATCCGTAACAGCCCGGTCGCTCGCGAGCAGCTGGCGAACCTGCCGCAGCGCCTGGCCCAGCCCGCCATGGTGCTGTGGGAGCGTGGCAGCGAGTCCTTGGTCTATGTCGTCCAGGACGGCGACTCGACCCTGGCGGTTCGGCTGCGCGGTGGCATCTATGGGCCGGGCCAAATGGAGAACATCAGCCAGGTGACAGAGGTGACGATGGAAAGCATCGACGACGGGCTCGCCCTGGGCCGTTACAGGAGGGTTCGCTAATGGCCAATCGCATCGAGCTGGAGCTGGTGGACCGCGAGGTCCAGGAGCGCCTGGCGGCACTCTACGCGGCTGTAACCGACACCCTGCCGCTGATGCGCGGCATCGCTGCTGAGCTGCTGGCCGAGACGGAGTTTGCATTCATGGACGAGGGGCCGGGATGGCCTCAGTTGAGCCCCGTTACCGTTGCAGCGCGTGCGGCGAAGGGGCGCGGCGCGCATCCGATTCTCCAGGTCACCAACGCCCTGGCGCGCTCGATCACAACCCGCGCCGACCGTGACCAGGCGCAGATCGGCTCCAATCTGACCTACGCAGCTATCCAGCAGTTGGGCGGTCAGGCTGGGCGGGGTCGCAAGGTGACGATCCCTGCGCGCCCGTATCTCCCGGTCCTCAGAAACGGCCAGCTCAAGCCAATCGCCCGCGATGCGGTCCTGGACGTCCTTCTAGCTGCTCTATCCCAGGGGCGTTAGGGGAAATGAATTCGGACAAGCGGCACATTGTGCCTATTGCGCATTAGGCACAATGTGCCTAATCTAGCGTCATGCCAGCCACAACGGCGAGGCGAACCCAAGGAGAGACACCATGACTAAGACCGCACAAATGATCGCTCAGCAGCACAAAGATACTGTCGCAGCGTGCGAAGCCGCCGAAGCCATCGCTATCGCTAAAGATCAGGTATGGGATGGCGAGGGCTATACCAAGTACACGTTCGACGACAACAGCGTCCTGATCCAGTCGGGCACTACCCAGTACGCGATGGATGCCGACGACGCAGACAGCATCAAAGGCTATGCGGACTGGCTGGACGACGAAGCTCGCTCCGCCGAAGCGTCGGAGATCGAGCGTCTGCTTGAATCGGTCGAGGAGGAGTGAAAGTCATGAGCACCCAGCACACATACGAACAAATCGCTGAAGACTTCCGCCTGTGGGGCGAGTACATGGACCCCAACGCAGAAATGACCGAAGAGGAATTCCAGGCCCTCTCCACCGAGGAGAAGGTCGCCATGCAAGTCGAGGCATTCAGTGCTGAAGCCTGACGCCTCCAACCACAATCCAGACCCGCGCTACCTGCGCGGGCTGCTCAAGAAAGCTGGCATCAGCCAGCGGCGCGCAGCCGAGCTGCTCGGCCTCAGTGACAGGGTGATGCGCTATTACCTGAGCGAGGACGTCAAGGAGGGCTACCGTCCCGCGCCGTATACCGTCCAGTTCGCCCTGGAGTGCCTGGCGAACGACCCGCCATCTGCGTGATCACCTGATCCGCCCGCAAACGCGCTACACGCGCCGAAACGGGGTTAGCCGCTACCTCGCATCAGAGTCGGTGCGTTAACCCCGTTAGAACCCCGTTAGAAATCGTTCCATCGCCATCCGCGTGCCAGGGATTGGCCAAAAGATGGCGCCGGACGGTTTCCGCAGTCGTTGAACCCCTTCCCGTAACCGCCGCGCTCGACCGTCGCCACCATGGCGGCATGAAGAAGAACCGCCTACACGTTGCCATCGCCGCCTGCTCGTTCCAGCTCCCCAAGCTGGAGGACGGCAGCGCCTGGATTCAAGTTACACCTGCCGGTGAGTTCTGGCCCATGGATGGGCGCCCTATGGATGTGCCGGGCTGGCGGATCGATGCCGCCAGTGCCGCCGCAGTGATCGAGCGCGCACGGTCGCGCAAGACCCCGCCCGTCCTGGACTACGAGCACCAGACCCTCAAGAAAGAGCAGAACGGCCAGCCTGCGCCCGCTGCCGGCCGCTTCCTGGACTTCGAATGGCGCGAAGGCTCCGGCCTGTGGGGGCGTGTCGAATACACCGCCCGCGCCGCGAAGCTGATCGAGGACGGCGAGTACCTCTACTTCAGCCCCGTCTTCAGCTACGCCCCGGACGGCACGGTCCTCTCCATCCTCATGGGCGCAATGACAAATGACCCCGCCATCGACGGTCTGGAGCCTCTCGCACGCCGAGCGGCCGCGACCTTTGGCCTCTACAACCCCGACGAGGAAACCCCTGTGGATGAACTCCTGAAAGCCATCATCGCGGCCCTGTCGCTGAAAGAAGGCACGACCGAGGCAGAGGCCATTGCGGCCCTGACCGCCCTGAAGCCGGCCCTGGACGCCCAGGCCACCAACCTGGCCAAGCTGCGCGAAACCCTCGGCCTGGCCAAGGACGCGGACGTCGAGCAGATCGCCGCCGCCACCGCCCAGCTAAAGGTCGCCGCCCCCGGTAACCCCGACCCGGCGAAGTGGGCGCCCGTTGAAGCTGTCACCCAGCTCCAGGGCCAAGTCGCGGCGCTGACCTCTCGCCTCAACGGCGGCGAGCTGGACGGCCTAATCAACAGCGCTATCCAGGAGGGCCGACTCATTCCGTCCATGGAGCCCTGGGCGCGTGAATACGGCGCCAAGGACTTGGCCGGCTTGAAGAGCTACCTGGGCCAGGCCAAGCCCATCGCCGCCCTGACCCAACAGCAGAGCGCCGGGCGTACCTCGGTGCCTACCTCGGTTGACCAGCTGGACGAGGCCGCCCTCGCGGTTTGCTCGGCTATGCAGATCAAGCCGGAGGACTACCTCAAGACCCTGAAAGGCCAATAAGGAGGCGCTATGACCGCCCTGACCACCGACCGCAACACCCCGCTCCAGGATGCCGAGGTCATCGGCGTGCCGGTAGCGGCCAACGTCCAGGTCTTCGCCGGCGCCATCGTCGTGGCGAACGCTACCGGGTTCGCCGTGGGCGGCAGCACCGCCACCGGCCTGACCTACCTGGGCCGCGCTGAGGAATACGTGGACAACCGCAATGGTGCGAATGGCGCCAAGGTCGTCCGTGTGCGCCGCCTGAACGCCTTCAAGTGGGCGAACGACGGCAGCGTCACCCAGGCGCACCTGATGAAACCCGCCTACATCGTGGACGACCAGACCGTCGCCGCCACGGACGGCACCGAAACCCGCTCCCCGGCCGGCCGCATCATCGGCGTCGAACCGGACGGCGTGTGGGTGGAATAACAGGCTCACCAACGGAGAACCGGACACATGCTGATCAACAAGCAGAGTCTCAATGCGGCATTCGTCGCGATCAAAACCATCTTCAACAACGCCTTCGGGGCGGCCCCCACCACCTGGCAGAAGATCGCCATGGAAGTGCCGAGCAATACCGGCAGCAACGATTACAAGTGGCTGAGCGCCTTTCCGAAGATGCGCCGCTGGATCGGCGCGAAGGTGGTCAAAAACCTGAAGGCCTACAAATACGTTGTCGAGAACGAGGACTTCGAGGCCACCGTCGAGGTGGACCGCAACGACATCGAGGACGACCAGCTCGGCATCTACTCGCCCCAGGCGCAGATGGCCGGTTTCTCGGCGGCGCAGCTCCCGGACGAACTGGTCTACGAAGCGGTCAACGGTGCCTTCACCAAGCTATGTTTCGACGGCCAGTATTTCATCGACACGGACCACCCTGTCGGTGATGCCTCGGTGAGCAACAAGGGCACCGCTCCGCTTTCCAACGCCAACCAAGCGGCGGCGAAGGCAGGTTATGGCGCTGCTCGCACTGCGATGAAGAAGTTCAAGGACGAGGAAGGGCGTTCCCTCAACGTCTCCCCCAACGTGCTCCTGGTCGGCCCGGCGCTGGAAGACGTGGCGAAGATGCTGCTCACCAACCCGAAGCTCGCGGACAACACCCCGAACCCCTACGTCGGCACTGCTGAGCTGGTAGTGGACGGGCGGATCGAGTCCGACACCGCCTGGTTCCTGCTGGACACCACCAAGCCGGTAAAACCGTTCATCTACCAGCCCAGGAAGAAGCCGGTATTCGTTTCCCAGGTCAACCTGGATTCGGATGACGTCTTCAACCTGCGCAAGCTGAAGTTCGGCGCCGAAGCCCGCGCTGCTGCCGGTTACGGCTTCTGGCAGCTGGCCTACGGCTCCACCGGCACTGGCGCATAAGGGGGCAGCTCATGGCACGCAAAGCCGCAACTACCGCCAAGCCGACCGCCAGGCAGGCCCGCCAGGCGGCGGGCGATGAAGCCCTGCAGAGCGTCGAGGGCATCTTCGTGCGCAGCTATCCGCCGACCTTCCGGCGTGCTGGCTTCGCGTTCACCAGCGAAGGAATCGGAATCGCCCTGTCCGCCCTGACTGAGGCGCAGCTCAAGGCCATCAAGGAAGAGCCCCAGCTGCGCGTCGAGTCCTGCGAGTTCTTGCCGGACGACGTCGGCGGCGAGGGTGAGCCGTCCGCGTCGGACGACGACCCCCAGGAATAACCCACCCCAGCAGAGGGACCGCCCCCGGCCACGGATGGCCACCTATTCATCAGGAGTTCGACATGAGCGACCACACCCTGGCCATCAGTCAACTGACCATCGCCGCGCAGAACGCCGAGCACAACGCTCCGATCATCGAAGCCCAGGGCGACCTCGCCCAGGCCGAGCTGGATCGCCGGGTCGCTGCCGAGTGCCATAGCGCCATCGACGTCCTGGAGCACCAGGAGCCGCAACAGTGAGCTATTGCACCCAGGCCGACCTGGTCGAGCAGTACGGCGAGGCGTCCATCCGCCAGCTGAGCGACCGCGTCAATAAACCCGCCACGACCATCGATCCGGCGGTCGTGGCCCAGGCCATCGCCGATGCGGACGCGGAGATCGATCTCCACTTGCACGCCCGCTACCAGCTGCCGCTGGCCCAGGTGCCTGTGGTGCTGAAGCGCGTAGCGTGCGTGCTGGCATTTGCCAACCTGCACACCCAGGTCAAGGACGACCACCCTGCGATCCTGGATGCCGAACGCAAGCGGAAGCTGCTGAGCGGTATTTCCTCCGGGAAGCTCAGCCTGGCCCTGACCAGCTCCGGCACCCCGGCGCCCATTGCCAACACCGTTCAAATCAGTTCGCAACGCAACGATTTCGGGGGCACCTGGTGAGCACTGCCGAGCCGTTCGATTACCTGTTCCTGGAGACGCTCCTGGTCGAGCGCATCCGCGCCGAGGTGCCCGGCCTTCAGGACGTTTCGGGCATCCCCGATCTGGCCACCCTCGACGAACAGCGCCAGGGCTCGCCTTGCGTCTATGTCGTCTACCTGGGCGACGAGATCGGCACCGGGGCATCGCACCAGGGCGGCGGTCGGGCGATTCAGACAGTGACCCAGCACTGGGCGGCCGTGCTGACGTTGTACTACGCCGACGCCCAGGGTGACGGACAGGGCGCCCGGCGCGAAGCCGGCCCGCTGCTCGGCCGGCTGCTCCAGGCACTGACCGGCTGGATTCCTGATCCTGGCGTCGGCCCGCTGGCTCGCAGCCCGCAGGCTTCGCCAGTCAGCTACAGCAACGGGTTCTTCTATTTCCCGCTGGTATTCACCGCCAACTTTGTCTTCCCGAGGCTCAAGTCATGGAAACCGTAAAAGTCACCATCACCGCCGAGAAACCCAATCACACCCATGCCGGCAAGCCGGTGGCGCAGGGCGACGGGATCGAAGTCAGCCGCGCCGATGCCGAGTTCCTGCTGCGCCGTCAACTGATCACCAAGATTCCCGCCGAGCCCAAGGCCGACGAGAAACGCGACAAGTAACGCGCAACATCTGATTCCTACGGAGGCCTCACATGGCACAGGAAACGTATTTCTACGGGCAAGGCGAAATTGACGCCGCGCCTATCGTCAACGGCGTCCTAGGCAAATGGCGCTGGATTCAAGATGTCTCGGCCATGAGCATCCAGCTCGCAGTCGAGAAGGTCGAGCACAAGGAAAGCTACAGCGGCCAGAAAGCCCTGGTCCGAAGCTTCCCCATCGGCAAGACCGCCACCGTCAGCATGACCTTGCACAGCATCGACCCGGATAACCTGGCGCTCACCCTCTATGGCAAGGTCGTGACCAAGGCGGCCGGCTCTGTGACGGGTGAGGCGCTCCCCGCCGACTTGGTGGCTGGTGATGTAATCCGCCTGGCCAATCCGGGCGTCAGCGAGCTGGTCATCACCGACAGCGCGAGCACGCCGGCGCCTCTCGATCCGCAGTATTACGCCCTGCGAGCCGATGGCGCCTACGGTGAGGTCCAACTGCTGGGTCTACCGACGCCGGCCCCGACCCAGCCGTTCAAGGCGGCCTATGAGTACGCGGCGACTCGCCAGGTGGGCATGTTCACCGCGCCGCAGCCGACCATCGCCCTGCGCTACAAGGGCATCAACCTGGCCGAAGGCGGCGCGCCGGTCATCGTCGAGCTGTTCAAGGTCGCGACCGATCCGCTTCAGGAGCTGGCATTGATCAGCGATGGCAACACCGTTGCCGGTATGCAGATCAGCGGCGGAATCCTGCTGGACACCAGCAAGCCGGATACCGGCGACCTGGGCCGCTTCGGCCGCATTATCCAGTTGGGGTAATGCCATGGCCAGGAAGAAGCCTGTGAATCCTCGCGGCCAGCCGGCCGACTCGGCGCCCGACGACAGCCTGGGCGTTCTGTTCCCCGACCGCCAACTGGCGGTCGGGGGCGTCGAGGTAACCGTGCGCGAGCTGACCTTCAGTGAGCAACTGCGCCACAACCACCTGCTCGCTCCGCTGGCCGATGCCCTGGCGGCAGTTCCCCCGGAGCAGCTCGACGGGCCGGAGTCGATCAACGTCATCTTCGACGCCCTGGCCCGGCACGCTGACGCGCTGCGCGAGCTGATCGCCATCAGTTGCGGCCGGTCCGTGGACTGGGTGGACGCGCTGCCGGCAGATGACGGCGAAGCCCTGGTGCTGACCTGGTGGACGGTGAACAACGGTTTTTTCGTGCGACGGCTCTGGCGGCCACGCCTGCTGGCCATGGCACTGGCCAGCTCGCCACCTGGGGCCGAATCTTCGCCGACCTCGTCCGCGCCGGGCACTGTCGCGAGTCTCTCGGCCACTACACCGGGCGGCAGTTGATCCTCTACTGGAAGGAAGCGCAGGCCGCTGAGAGGCGGGAGCAGGCCCGAGAGGTTCGGGCGGTGATGTTTGGCATGACCGGTGGCAAGGAAGCCACCGCCTTCCTCAACGAGTTGGAATCCTGAGATGGCGAACAATCAGCAGCTGACACTGGCCCTCCGCATCCGCGCCGATCTAAACGACGCCCAGGACGCCCTGCGTCGCCTGAACGGTAATGTCGATGAACTGGGCCAGAGCACCAGGACAGCCGCGCGGGATGCTGACCAACTGAATGCCGCCACCCAGCGCATTGGTGGCGGCATGACGGCCCTTGCTGCCTCCATCAAGGCCGCTGCGCTGGGGCTGGGGGCGCTGTTCAGCATTCGGGAGATCATCCAGACCACCGACGCCTGGACCAACCTCCAGAACCGGCTGCGCCTGGTCACCAGCACCCAGGCTCAACTGGCGGCGGTGACCGATGACGTATACCGCATCGCTCAGTTGACCAGCTCCGCGCTGGACTCCACCGCCACCGTCTACCAGCGTTTCGCGCAGAACGCCGACCGGCTGAACATCAGCCAGCAGCAAGTCGCATCGCTGACTGACACGGTGGCCAAGTCCATCGCGATTTCAGGCGCCAGTGCACAGAGCGCCGAGGCGGCCCTGGTCCAGTTTGGCCAGGCTCTGGCGTCGGGCGTTCTGCGCGGCGAGGAATTCAACTCGGTCAGCGAGCAGGCGCCCGCGCTGCTGAAAGCAATTGCCGATGGCCTCAACGTCAATATCGGCGAGCTTCGCAAGATGGCGAACGAAGGCCAGTTGACGGCTGACGTCCTGGTGGACGCCTTGAGCAATGCGGCGGCCGGCGTGAACGATCAGTTCGCCACCCGCATCAAGACCGTTTCGATGGCAGTCCAGGAGCTGGAGAATGCGTTCACTCGCCTGGTAGGTGAGTTCACCAATGGCCGAGGTGCGGGCGAAGCGCTGGCCGGTGCCATTTCCGGGGTCGCAAATGTCATGGACGGCCTGAGCGATAACGCCGAGTTGCTGGGCACCGCCCTGGATGCCGTGATGGTGACGGCAGCCGGCCGAGCGGTGGCGGCCATCACTGGGCTGACCACTACCTGGCTCAGCAACGCGGCGGCCAGCCGCGCCGCTGCAATCGCCGCCGCTCAGAAAGCCACGGCCGACGAAGGCGCCGCCGTGGCGGCCCAGCGAGCCGCTGCCCAGGAGCTACAACGGGCCAAGGCCGCTGTCGCCTCGGCAGAGGCCGAGGTGGCTGCCAGCCGCGCCCGCCAGGCCGCCAGCCTCCAGAACCTTCGGGACGTCCAGGCCGCCCTGGTCGCGGAGCGCACGCTGGAGCAGGCCAGGCTTCAGGCGCAGATCACCGATATTGGTCGGCAGCAGTCCCTCGCTCGCCTGGCTGAGCTACGGCTGTCTGAAGCGGCCATTATCAGGCAGGTCCAGGCCGCAGAGACGGCGCTCGCATCCACGACGCTGGCGTCTTCGGCCGCCGTCACCGCCGCCTATCAGCGTAGGACCGCCGCAGTCGCGGCCGCCGCTTCGGCACAACAGGCCCTGACGGTCGCCACGAACAACGCGAATATCGCCTCTGCGGCCGCCGCTGCGGCATCCAGCTTCCTGGCTCGCGGCATGGGAACAGTGACGGCGGTCGGTGGCCGGCTGCTGGGGTTCCTGGGCGGTCCCATCGGCGTTATCTCGATGATTGCCATTGCGGCCACGGCGTTCCTGGACTTCGGTAGTGACGCCGAGTCCGGCATGGACCGTGCCGCCAATGCAACCGAGTCGGCTAGCGTCCGCATCCGCAACGCCTCGCGGAACATCATCCAGGCGCTGAACCTGGGTGACCTGAAAACGGCCAACTACGACCAGCTCGGCAAGAGCATCGAGCAGATCAAGCAGCAACTGGCCGAGGCCGAGCAGATACAGCAGCGTGCCGAGGCCCTCCAGGACACGGACGTTCCTACGGTGCCGGGCATGGACCTGCCGAGCCTGGACGAAGCCAACGAACGGGTACAGGCGCTTACCGGAGCCCTGCGCAGGCTTGAGGCAGAACGAGCCGGCGACCGCTTCAAGAACGTGCGCGAGGGCAAGCAGTACCTGGAGAACCTGGAGCGCCAGAACGAACGCCTACAGAACCTCACCGCGACAGAAGAAGCCCTGAACTACCTGCGCAAGGAAGGTATCGACGCCACGTCGGAGCTGGGTAGGAAGATCCTGGATCAGGCCGCCGCCAACCAGAAGCTGGACGCCACCAACAAGGCCGAAGCCGAGTCCAAGCGCCAGTCTGAAGCGGCGGCGCGCAAGAGCGCTCAGACGTCGGAACAACTGCGCAAGAGTCAAGAGGGCTACGTCACCCAGCTGGAACGCCAGGCGGCCCTGCTGGGTATGAATAGCGCCGAGGTTCGTGCCTACGAGCTGGCCGAGAAAGGACTCACTGGGGCGCTAAGGGCCAGGGCTGAAGCTGCCCTTGCTGCTATCGATGCCGACGAGAAGAGGCGCCAAGCCGATGCCAATGCAAGCGCCAATGCCGACCTTCAGGCCGAGTATCTGCGGGCGACCGGCCGCACCGTTGACGCGGGACTGCTGGAGATTCGGACGAAATTTGACGCGATGCGTCGGGACTTCGAAAAGGCGGGCAACGACGCCGGCCTGGCTTGGATCGACAAGCTAATTCCCGTCGCCGAGGCCAAGGTCCGACTGGACGACGTCAAGCAGCAGATGGACGACTTGCTGGCCGACCAACAGCGCGCTGAGTCTTCCGTCAACGTCCAGCAGGATGCCGGCGTCATCAACGAAATGGACGCTCGGCAACGCATCCTGGATATTCACCGAGCGACCTACGAGAAGCTCCAGCAGATTCGGCCGATCCTGGAGCAGATGGCCCGCCAGCCTGGCGAGGTCGGGCGAGCTGCTGCCGAATCGCTCGCTCAACTGGACGCCGAGGCGGCGCGCCTCCAGCAGACCACGACGCTGCTCGAAACCACCTTGCGGGACGGGCTCACCACCGGCTTTACCGACGCCATCAAGGGGCTGGCTTCCGGGACCATGGACTTGCGCGACGCCATCACGTCGCTGGGCGAGGCTGTACTCAATGCCCTGGTGAACATGGCGGCGCAGAACCTCGCGCAATCGCTGTCCAGCGGCATCATGGGGCTGTTTGGTGGCGGCCAGCAGGACACCAGCATGACGACCGGCGCGGCGGCTGTGACCGCGTCGGCAGGCGCTCTATCGACAGCGGGCGCTTCGCTGCTGACCGGGGCCGCTGCTATCCAAGCGGCCGCTGCGTCGCTGGCAGCCGCCAATGGCGTCCAAGGGCTGGGCGCTGCTGCGGGTGGTGCGGGTGCGGCCGGAGCGGCAGCGGGCGGCGGCAGTTGGTTGTCCTCCATCGCCGGCATGTTTGGTTTCGCCTCCGGAGGGCACATCAAGGGGCCAGGAACAGGCACCAGCGACAGTATCCCGATTCTGGCATCCAACGACGAGTTCATGACCCGTGCCGCCGTAGTACGACAGCCCGGCGCCCTGGCATTTCTCGAACAGTTCAACCGCTACGGCATGGCCGCGCTGGCCGGCTGGGCAAACCCTGTCCGTCACGCAACCGGCGGGCAGATCGGCACTCCTGCCCCCAACCTGCCGGCCCCCGTCCGTGCTGGCGCGAACCTGCCCGAACCGTCCAAGAACTTCAGTACCTCGGTCGCCAACTCGATCTACCTGCACGCCGTTCAAGACACGGATCAGATGGCGGCCGACATGTGGGCCGGCAAAGGCGGCGAACACTTCCTGGTCTGGCTGAACAAGAACCGCCAGGCCGTCAAGCAGATTATCTAGGAGTCCCATGGCCACCGAATTCGGCACCGCCACGAACCACCAGAACCTGATCGAGCGCCTCGTCCAGTTCCTCACTGCGAACCCCGACCTGGTCGCGGCTGGGCAGGCCTACGAGAAGGTTTTCGACAACAGCATCCCCGCGTCCGGCACTGCGATAGCCGTGCGCCAGGTAACGCTGCGCGCCCCCGGCCTGGGCGGCACCGATAGCATCTACATGGGGATTCAGAGCTACGGCGATACCGCCCTGGACTACTACAACCTTCGCCTGATGGGCGGCACGGCGTTCAATCCTGGAGCAATCCCGCCTGGCGGCGACTACTGGACCGCGTTTACCAACTACAGCCCGCGGGTCCAGGCACTGCTGTGGAATCAGCCGATGCCCTACTGGTTCTTCGCCAACGGCCGCAGGTTCTGGATGGTCGTCAAAGTCAGCACGATCTACGAGTCGGCCGGCGCCGGCTTCATCCTGCCACCTTGTCCGCCATCGCAATATCCGTACCCGCTGGCGGTGGTGGGTTCCTACCATGGCGACGTCGCCACCCGCTGGTCAGACGTCAGCGACCGGCACAGAGGCATCAGCAGCCCCTACGAGCGTAGCTGCTATCTCCGCGATCCCGCCGGGCGCTGGCTCGGTTTCACTGTCGATGGAGGGTCTGCCAACGAGTCCGACTACAGCAATCGGACGCTCCTCCCGCTGGGCTGCGGCCGATATGCGGGAAGCAGTGACACCGTGGTCAAACAACTGCGTGATTCGTTCGGGAAGTTCCCGCTCAAAGCGCTGTCGTTCGTCACCCGCGAAACCGAGGGACGCCGCTACCTGGGCGATTTCGACGGCGCCTTCTACGTGCCGACGCTCAACTCGGGCGCTGAAGACGTGATTGTCGAGGACGGTGTGGACCACGTCGTTTTCCAAACCGCTTGGCGTAGCGGTAACCCTTGGCTCTACGCGATCAGGAAGGACTGAAATGGCTTACTTCACAGGAACAGCGAACAACCCGGCCGACTTGCTCGCCAAGCTGCGCGTCCACGCCGAGTCGCTCGGCTGGGTCACCGACCGCGCCTCGGCATCGGAATGGCTTTGTCACAACGCCGACGGCTACTGGTCGTTCAACGCCGGTTCCAATCAATGGCAGCTCGCGGGCAATACGGGGTTCGACGACGGGCTTGCGTGGAATGCGCAGCCCGGCAACTCGGTGCAGAACAACCCGTATTCGTCGAAAGAAGCAACCATAGCGCAGCTC